CAAGGGCATCGTTCTCACCCTCGCCAACGACGTTGTGGGCACTGGGCCGCGCCTGCAACTGCTGACCGAAGACGACCAGGCCAACCAGCGCATCGAGCAGGCCTTCACCGCGTGGACCAAGGCGGTTGGCCTGCCCGAGAAGCTCCGCGCCATGCGGGCGTCACGCGCCACGGACGGCGAGGTGTTCGCCGTCCTGAGCAGCAACCCCCGCCTTGCGACGCCCGTCAAGCTCGACGTGCGTCTGATTGAGGCCGACCAGGTGTGTACGCCCGATCTGTCGCTCTTGGCTGATAGCGCCGTGGACGGCATTGTCTTTGACGAGTTCGGCAACCCAGCCGAGTACCACGTTCTCAAGGGGCACCCCGGCGACACACGCACCGGATTCCTGGGGCTCGAGTACGACCGCGTGCCCGCCGAGTCCGTCCTGCACTACTTCCGCGCCGACCGCCCCGGGCAGAGCCGAGGCATTCCCGATATCACGCCGGCGCTGCCGCTGTTCGCACAGCTCCGTCGGTTCACGCTCGCGGTGCTCGGCGCGGCGGAGACCGCCGCCGACTTCGCGGGCATCCTCTACACAGATGCCCCCGCCAACGGTGAGGCCGAGAGCGTCGAGCCGATGGACTCCATCGAGCTTGAGGCCCGCTCGCTGCTGACCATGCCTGGCGGCTGGAAGATGGCGCAGGTGCAGGCCGAGCAGCCGAGCACGACCTACGCCGAGTTCAAGCGCGAGATCCTCAACGAGATCGCGCGCTGCCTGAACATGCCGTTCAACGTCGCGGCGTGCAACTCGTCCGGGTACAACTACGCTAGCGGCCGCCTCGATCACCAGACGTACTTCAAGAGCATCCGGGTCGAGCAGGAGCACCTGGCGTGCGCCGTGCTCGACCGCCTGCTGGATGCGTGGCTCCGCGAGGCGGTCCTGAGCTCTGACCTGCTCCCACTCCCGGTGCGCACCCTCGTCGCTACTGGGCAGAGCCTGCCGCACCAGTGGTTCTGGGATGGCAACGAGCACGTTGATCCCGCCAAGGAAGCGACGGCGCAGGCGACTCGCTTGGCATCGCACACCACGACGCTGGCCGCCGAGTACGCCAAGCAGGGACGCGATTGGGAGAACGAGCTCCGTCAGCGGGGCAAGGAGCTCTCTCTGATGAAGGAACTCGGGCTCGCGCAAGAGCAGGCCGGTCCGCTCGCGCCCAGCGGCAAGGAGGACGAAGATGCCTGACCGCACGCTGAATCTCTGCGCGCCCGTCGAGGGCTGGATCGAGGCCGCTGCACCGACGGCGGACGGGCAGGCCCCGAGCCTTCGCCGCTTCTCGATGGTGGCATACACCGGCGGCCCGATGGTCGTTGCCGGATGGCCGCATCCGGTGGTCGTGGACCTATCGGGGATGCAGGTTGCCGGCAACGGGCTCAAGAGCCGTCCGATTCTCAAGGACCACAACCGCTCGCTCATCGTCGGCCATACCGACGCGGTCAAAGTCGAGGGCGCACAGCTTCTGGTATCCGGAGTCATCTCCGGGGCGGGCCCGGTGGCTCGCGAGATCGTGGACAGCAGCCGCAACGGCTTCCCGTGGCAGGCGTCGCTTGGAGCGGTTGCCGGACAGATGGAGTTCGTGCCCAAGGGCAAGAAGGCCTCTGCCAACGGCCGCGAGTTCGACGGGCCGGTGCTCATTGCGCGCAAGAGCACTCTGGGCGAGGTGAGCTTTGTGGCTCTGGGCGCGGACGACAACACCAGCGCAGCGGTGGCCGCCGGTGCGGTCCCGCCCCACCACTCAGTCAAGGAGGACGGCATGACGTTCGAGCAGTGGCTTGAGGCAAAGGGCTTTGACCCATCATCCCTCACCGATACGCAGAAGATCAGTCTCCAGGCCATGTTCGACGCCGAGCGGACGAGCGACACGCCCGACCCCGGCGACGGAGCGGGCGAAAACACGGACGTGATCGCCCGTATTCGCGCCGAGACCGTGGCCGAGACGAAGCGCATCGCCGAGATCCGGCGCATCTGCGCAGGCGGGGCGGCTGGCGGCAACAAGCACGCCGAGATCGAGGTCCAGGCGATCGCCGAAGGGTGGGATGCCGCAACAACGGAGCTCGCGGTGCTCCGCGCCGAGCGCCCGACCCTTGCGTTGGGTGGGGTCCGCCGTGACGCGGACCCTGCTCACGCGGGGCGCGCGATGGAAGCGGCGCTCTGCCTGTCCGCTGGCATCCCCGAGGAGACCGTCGGCAAGTGGTACGACCAGCGGACCATGAACGCCGCGATGTCGGGCAGGCTTCGCAACGCGGGCCTGCACAGTCTGCTGTCCTATGCCGTCGAGGCCGCGGGCGGCTCGTTCCGCTCATACCACGTGGATAACGAGTTCATCCAGTCGGCCTTCGAGGCCAACACGGTGCTGCGCCGGCGGGAGCGGGAGATCCGTGCATCCAGCGGGTTCACGACCATCTCGCTGTCGGGCATCCTCTCCAACGTGGCCAACAAGACCATGCTCGCGGCCTACACCGCAGTCGAGAGCGTCGTGGGCATGTTCTGCGCCGAGACCGATGTCGGTGACTTCAAGGAGGTCAACCGCTACCGGCTCACCGGTGCGGGCGTGTTCGAGAAGGTCGGTCCCGACGGCGAGCTCAAGCACGCCGGCCTGTCGGAGCAGGCGTATTCGAACAAGGTCGAGACGTACGGCAAGATGTTCGCCCTGAACCGGCAGATGATCATCAACGACGACCTGGGGGCGTTCCTCCAGATCCCGCGCATCATCGGCCGCATGTCGGCGCTCAAGCGCGAGGAGGCGGTCTTCGAGCTGCTCCTTGCGAACCCCGCGAACTTCTTCAGCGTTGGCAACAAGAACTTCATCTCCGGCGCGGCCACCAATCTGAGCATCGACTCGCTGACGCAGGCCGAGCAGGCGTTCCTCGATCAGACGGACGCCGACGGCAAGCCCATCCTGCTCACTCCGTCCGTACTCCTCGTGCCGTCAGCCCTGAAGGTCACCGCTCAGGTGCTGATGAGCGAGACGCGGATCAACGAGACGACCACCGCGGACAAGGGCAAGCCCGCCGTCAACCCGCACGCGGGCAAGTGGAAGCCGGTGGCGAGCCCGTACCTCAACGCACAGGGCTTGGCCGGGGGGAGCGCGAAGGCGTGGTACCTGTTCGCCAACCCGGCGGACGTCGCCGCGATCGAGATCGCGTACCTGCGCGGCAAGCGCACGCCGACCATCGAAAGCGGCGACGCCGACTTCAACCAGCTCGGGATGCAGTGGCGCGGCTACTTCGACTTCGGCGTGGCCATGCAGGACTCCCGTGCGGCGGTCAAGAGCAAGGGTGAGGCGTAATGCCCGAGGAGACGCCGATTGGCGGCGGGGTCGAGATCGAGCCGGGCGGCGAGCCCGGCACAGGAGGTTCATTCATGCCAGCAAAGTTCATTCAAGATGGTGCCGCGCTCGACTACACCCCTGGCGCGGACACGCCCGCGGGCACGATCGTCGTGCAGAGCGAGATGGTCGGCGTCACGCGCGTGGACCTGAAGGCCGGCCAACTCGGCTCACTCGCGGTGACCGGCGTCTTCGAGTTCCCCAAGGCTCTTGGCGCGGGCAGCGCCATCCCTATCGGGACGTTGACGTACTGGGATGCCGGGGCACAGGTCGCCACCAAGAACGCGGCGGCCGGGGCCAACAAGCTGATCGGCAAATGCACCAAAGCCACCGTGGACGCGGACACAGTCGTCCGCGTCCGCCTCTCGCAGTGATCGGAGCCACCCGTGGGCGACCTGCTCGATCGCGGCGCGGCATTCCTCGATGCCCAGCGGCACCAGCACCTCTCGCGCCCGGTCGTCTACCGGCGTGGCACGGACGAGAAGGAAGTCCAGACCACCATCGGCAAGACCGAGTTCGAGCAGGTCGACGACGTTGGGGGGGCGGGGCTCATTCACCGAGTGGAGTCGCGGGATTTCCTCGTGCGGACGGCGGAACTGGATCTGGGCGCGGGCCCGATCCTCCCGCGGGCGGGCGATCAGGTGCGTGAGACGGTTGGTACGAGCGTGTTCGTATACGAGGTCAACGCCCCCGGTGGACAACCGCCCTGGCGCTATAGCGACCCGTACCGCAGGGTTCTTCGGATTCACACCAAGCACATCGGCACGGAGACGTGATGGCGGATTCAGGCAACAACTCCAACGGACAGAATGGCAGCGCCCGTTGGGCCGGCGTGGTCGTCACGGTTGTGCTCGCGGCGGGCGCGATGACCGTCCAGTGGGGCGTGGTCACCACCAAGCTCCAGCAGGTGGAGAAGCGGCTCGACGAGTTCATCGGCGAGGCCCACGCGATCCGGGCCCAGTACGCCGAG